CGGTCGTCCTTCAGAAGGACCTTGCCGTCGAGAACAGCGGCCGCAGCCATCCATTCCCACCGGCGCTCGATGGCGAAACGGTGCTGACGGATCACGTCGGCAACGATGGCGGCATAGCGCTGCGCAGGCGTAAGCTTTTTGCGGGCGCGGCCGAGTTCGCCAAGGCCAGCAGCCCGGCGGATCATGCGCGAAGCCGTTACCGGGTCCTTCGGCTTGATGTACGCGGGCTTCACGACTGCGAGGCGTTCAGCGGCCGAATACATGGGCACGCCCTGCGCGGTCGGAACGACCAGCGGGGCCAGCTTGCGGACATCGGAGATTTTCGAGAAATCGACTTCCTCGGTGTCGAAGGTGACTTCGGTCGGGAAGAACGTCGAGAGCCAGTAGTTCTCCGGCGGCTCCATGTAGTCATCAGCCCAAAACACGCCGAGAAGCGTTGCGCTGTCATATACTGTTTCGTCCATTGTGCTAATCCTTTATGTTCTGGACATCGACGGCGACGGTGACACCCCCTTAGTTGGGGATGTCGATAGCGTCGTCCGAGAATTTCTTTTTGCTGACCAAGATGGTCGGCCGGTTGGCTTCGAACGCGCCTTCCTTGGAGGTCTGCGTGGCGAACGACGCATCCCAATTGAGGGCGTCCATCGACCAGTGACCAGCGACATAGACCGCCACGCGGGCCGTAGCATTGGCCGCAAGGTTGATCGGCATCGCGGTCAGGCAGTTGGCGTCCGACTCGCCTGCCGTGACAGCAGCCAGCGTCAGGGCCTTCGTCGCCCGGTCATAAGAGGCCACCGAATAAAGCGGCAGCACAAGGCCACCAGCCCCGGCGGTCACTTCGATATCGATGGTGTCGGCAACGCCTTCGCCAAAACGCGGCTCTTCGTTGTTGCCCCAACTTTCCGTGGCGAAACCGGCTACACCGGGCTCGTTACGGGGAATTTTGTGATCCTGCATTTGGATAATCTCCGGTTTCGTTTGTCTACTCGGCCAGCCGTGCGCCTGAAGGCGCAGGCGTTACGCGACCTTTTTCTTGCGGGTCTGGCCGGTGTGCTGGCCGTAGGCGGCGAGGATCGAGTTCGTCGCCTTCACGCTGTCATCGCCATCGTCATCGTCGCCGGTATCACCGCTTTCGACGCCCGCGCCGCCAGTCTGATCCATGCGTTCGTTGAAGTGGTTCCGGCCTTCGGCCTTGGCACCGTTCTTGCCTTCCTCGGTCTTGCCTTCGACCTTGGGTGCCGGGGCGGCCGTGGCCTCTTCCTTCGGCATATCCTTCAGGACGGCGACCGCTTCGGCGGCAGTCATGGAGGTGTTGAGCGCAAACGAAGTTGCGGTCGTGGGACGTTCCTTGCCTTCGTCCGACTGGATGATGGCCTTGATGCGCGTGAGCATGGAGGCCGAACCTTCGGTGACGCCCTCGGCCTTGGCATCAGCGATGCCCCGGTCATAGGTCGCCTGATCGATACCGCCTTCGGATGTAGTGCCCGGCTTCTGACCGGTGACGTTGGGCTGCGTTGCCATGTAGTTTTCTCCTTCACTGGCCGCTTCGGTGGTGTAAATCACCATCTCGTCTTCAAGGGAGCCGATCTTGTCGGCAAACCCCACTTCCATGGCTTCCTCGGCGTCATAAGTGAGCGCGTTGGTTGCCCTGACATCCGCGTCATCCATGTTCCGACCTTCCGAAACATGACCGCAGAACACGCCGTAAATCTTGTCAATTCGCTTCTGAATGCGATCCTTAACAGCTTTCGGCAGTTTTTCGTAAGAGTTCCCGTCAACCTTGTGGTCTCCGGCGAAGATAAATGTGACCTTTATCCCCATCTCTTTGAGATATTCGCTGTACTCGACGTGCGCCGTGACGACGCCAACCGAGCCGACGCCGCCCGAGGGGGTGACGATGATCGTGCCGCACGACGCAGCGATGGCGTAGGCGGCCGAGTAGGCGTGATCCGCAGCGAACGCCCGAACCGGCTTGTCCCCGGCGGCCGCGCTGATCTTGGCGCAGAGTTCGAAGCACCCGGCAACCTCGCCGCCGGGGCTATCGATCACGAAAGCGATGGCGAGAACATTGTTGTCCTCCATGCCGCGCTTCAGTGCCATCTCGATATACTTGTAGCCGGTCGCCCACCGGCCAAGCTGCCACGGGAACCGGTTCAAGAGCACGCCCATAACCGGGATTTGGAGAACGCCGTCCTTCACATTGTAGGGGCGGTAGTCGCTCATCCAGCTATCGGGTTGCGGCCAGAAGTCGTCATCGTCATCCGACATCGTGGCCGCGTTGAAACTGGCCATCACGTTGTCATTGGCGACGACGTGCTCGACGCTGGAGACGAACAGGCCCTCGCTCTGCGAGGCGATCATCAGCGGGTTGAGCGAGATGTGCTCCAGTAGGGGGGCGCTACGCGGCTTCGGCATTTGCGGTTTCACCTTCCGTCGATTTTTCGTCCTGCTCACGCGGGCTTCCCGACGCTGCATTGACGGAGTTGTCTTCCAGCAGAATGATGCCGCGCCGTTTGCGCTCGGCCGTCTCCCGCTCCAACTGCGCATAGACCTTGCGCCAGTCCTTGCCGAGCTTGGCAAGTTCGTCTTCGTGCGTCGAGAGGCCGAACTTGATCCGAAGAACCGCTGCCTGCGTTTCCTTCAGTTCATCGATCTGGCCGCGTGCTGCGCCGATCCATTCGACCGCGCAATAGGCTTCGGAGTTCAGCCCGTCATAGTAGTTCGGGCACTTCGAATACTTCATCGCCTCGATCTCGCCAGCGTTCATCTGTTCCTCAAACCAGAGGGTGTAGATGATGGTCGCCAGCCGATCCGCGAACAGTTTCTTGCGGCTCTGCATGAACTTCCAAGTCTGCGACAGGGCTGCGCGGGCCGACGAATAGTTCGTCTTGCTGTAGTCCTTCGACAGTTCCTCGTAGCTGACTCCAAGCACTGCCGCAATGTGCCGGAGAAGAGACTTTTCGAAATCCTGACCGGGGCCGCCCGGCGCACCGGCATTGCGAACGTTCAGGCGCGTGCCGGGGAAGAAATGCGGGATTTTCACGTTGTCAATCGTGATCCCTTTCTTGCCGATGAATTTCTGCACGGCCGCCAGATATTCCGCCCCGTACTTCGCCACGGCTGCGCCGGGGCCGGTGGTCTGGCCGAGGGTCGCGAACGCGGCTTCCGGCGGCAGGTCCGACTCGATGTTGACCGCGTACATGGCCTGTAGCACCGCCTGCTGAAGGGTCAGGTCGCGGAACTTCTGCGTGATCTTGATCGACTTCAGCCCGGCCACGATATCGGCCACGGCGCGGGTCTGTGCCGCTCGGTTCTCTTCCTTCAGGTGGATCATCTGCATCCGGCCCCACGACTTGCGGGCGGGAACATATTTCCAATCGAAGGCATCGCCGCCTGTCATCAGCCGGTCGAAGTCGGTCGGATGGGCGTTGCGGATGTAATAGCCCTGCGGCGCACCCATGCTGTTGAGCCGCACGCCGCCCCGGATGATCTGGTCGCCTCGGTCATATGGCGTCGTCAGCCGGTCGAGATCGATAAACTGGATCGCGGTCTTGAACGGACGCGGCTTGTCGCGCAGCCATTCCGCCGACGCGAGGACTTCCCCGGTGGACGAATAGATACCCGTCGCCAGCCGCATCATCCCGGTAAAGGTCTTGGTACGCTGCGCGTCCAGCCAGCAGTTCGGGCTTTCCGCCGCCAGCGTGAACTTCGTCTCGACTTCCTCTTGGAACTCTTCAGCCCATTTTTCGTCCAGCCGGAGATGCTTGTGCTCCGGCTTGCTGTTGGCCAGATACATGCCGCCGACGATGCTGTCCTTGGCGATCCCCTGACCGGCCTGAACATAGCCGTCGTTACGCGCAACGTCGCGGCTGCGGGCATCGGCCAACGCCTTGATCGGCAGCATGTCGCCATCGGCGGAATTGGTGCCGGGTTGCCACTGCGCCAGCCATTGGTTGAACTGGTCGGCACCTTCATAGGCCGCGCCTGCCGCAACGGCGCTATCGCCAGAGGGGAGGCCCATGCCGACGACATCATCGATATCCTGAAAAATCTCTGCGGCGACTGCCGGGGTCATCCTAGCCATGTTTCGAGCGGGCCTCCCGTGCCATTTAAGCCAAGTTCGACCTTCAGGCCGTAAATGTACTTGTTGAGTGAGGTCATGTTGGTGGGGCCGTATTCGATCCGTTCGCCGTTCTGGTCAACGAAGGTCCGAACCGACCCGCCGATGGCGACGTTGTGAACTGCGTCCTCGGCGTCGGCCAGCCTCTTCAGCAGAAGGGCGCGGCGCTCGGCAGTTAGTGTGGTCATTCGGGCGTCCTCAATTCATCATCTCGCCAAGGGCTTCCAGATCGGAGAAGGCGTCTTCCTGTTCAGTAAACGGCGTCTCCGCACCGGAGATGCTGAACACCATGGAATTGACCGGCCACTCCGCAGCCCAATCCGGCGGCTCATCCCATCGGATATGCTCCCAACCGACGACATGGTGCAAGAGCCCGGCGAAACAATACACTAGCAAATCCCACGACTCATTACGATGGCCGGAGATATTTTCCCACTTACCTTCCTTGTTTTTGGTCTCGACTGTCAATTCCTTGTAGAACCAGAGCGGGAGCCAGTCCGGGAAATTGATGCGGCCGCCGGGATCGGTTCGGTCCAAAACCGCATCGACGTGGTTCTTGACCGCATTGGTGTTGATGAAGAGAACCGGGACTTCCCCGCGTGCCGAAGCCTTGCGATCCTTGCGCTGCGCGTCCGGCCAACCGAGGCGAACACGCGGGGCCGAGGGCGTCGGCTCACCCTTCGTCAACTGGAACCGGCTTTCGAAACCGGGCTTCCATGGGTAAAGCTGCCGCACCTCATCGCTCACCGCGTCGTCATAGCCGAGCCGGAGCCAACGGTAGAAATCGTAGGCGTTCGCCGTGAAGCCCGTTTCACCGGCCGAGTCGCAGAAGGTGTGGAAAATCGCCATGTGCTTGTCGGGATCGTCCACCAGCGGGTAGGTCTTCTCCATCACCTCATACAGCAGATGCCGCCAGTCCTCCGGGTGTGCGCCGGGGGAGATCGGCTTCAACTGTTCAGCCCGGTCGGGATCGCGCCGCTTGGAATACTGGACCTTGAACCGGTCGATGATCCACAGGTCATCCAGCCCCACACCCGTAATCTGCACCTCGAAACGATTGTTCTGAACGTCCACCGTGGCGATCAGGAACCGGACGCCGTGCGGCACCACGCGCTGCCCGTAGTTCTTGGCGCGAGACTTCAGTTGATCCGCCAGCCGGGCCGTCGCCTGCGCCTTCGGCAGATATGGCATCCCGAGCTTGGTGTTGACCACCGTCTTCAGGGTTTCTTCCTTGAAGGTATCCTCCCATTCCTTCTCGGCAGACACAAAGTCCGTCACCAACTGCCGCCAGTTATTGAACGCTGCCGCGACACCCATCAGCCAGAAAGACGCGGACACGGCCCGGCGCGGGGTGCCCGTCAACAGGCCGGTCTCGGGAACCCAAAACTGCCCCTCTTTCACCCACCGGGCATGACCGCCTTTCTCGTAAAGCTGGTTCATGCCGCTCTTGCCGGGGTTGTCGCTGTTCTCATCGTGTGTGTATATTTGTCCACAATGGGGACAGCCCATGACGGCCGCCTCTCCAGCCTCCAGCGGGTCGGCCGTGTTGGGGTAGCTGATCAGGTTCCAGTGCGGCTCAAAGGCGTTCTGGCAAGAGATGCAGCGCCAGTAATACCGCCGCCGGTCGCCCGCATTGTAGAGCGCCAGAATACCCTCGCACGGCGGGGCTTCGTGCGGGGTTTTCTTCGACCACTGCGGGTCGAGGATCGGGTGGCCCGGTGAGCTTTCCGCGATCACCTTACCGTATTGCTTGTAGGAAGTGGCACGGGCTTTCGCCATGCCGAACGGCGTACCTTCCCCGCCGATGTTGGTCTCCATGCGGTCCAAGTCGGTCAACCACAGGCGCGGGATCGGCTTGCCGGACAGTTCGTTCGGCGTCGGCCACTGCATACGCAGGATCATGCCGGAGCGGTATTGCTTGTCGTAGACGTTATCCACGATGCACCGTTCCCCGACGCAAGGGGTGTGCATGTGAAGCCGATCCACACGGGCGATGGAGAAGTCTCGGGCCGACGCCTGAACCGTCTGGATGAGCGACAGGTCGGCCGGGTCACACATGACCGTGTAGGTCAGGTAGTTGAGGAACATATCGGTCTTGCCGCACTGCGCGGGGCCGACGAAAACGACGCTCTCATAGAGCCGATTGGTGAGTTCGTCCTGCGGCTCCACCAGATAGGGCGTGGTGTCGTTCGACCACTGGCCGACGAATGATCCCGGATTGTTGATGTAGCGGTATTTCTCGGCCGCCTGCGAGACCGTCAGGGCCTCTGACGGCCGGATCGCCTCGGCCGACTCGTAGATCAGGTCCTCAAGGAACTGCGTGCCCGGCTCGGAGCCGTGGAAGTCGAAATCCATGTCCAGCATCAGATCACACTCATATCGTCGTCATCGTCATCTTCGATCTCCAGCGGTGCCGGTTTCTTTGGCATCGTCTTGGCGATCATCGCCTCTTCCTCGGCCAACATGGAGCCCGCCTTCACCGTATCCGGGCGCAGCTTCAGGTTCACGATCTTCTGGAAGAAATCCTTCAGCAGCGTGCGCGTCATGCCCTCCAGAAGCTCTTGCTGCCGGGGCGTGACCTCCGTCGATGTCTGGAGGTTCTGGACGAACAGGTTCGCGCCTTCCTTCAGGTAAAGGAACACCTCACCGAACGCTGCTGCCACGCGGGCCGTGCGCCACAGTTGCCCGGCGTTCTCTTCCCACTTCTGGCGCTTGTTCATGGCCGACCAGTATTGATCCTGTAGCCGGGTCGGAAGCTCTTCGACCTTCATGTTCTGGAGGTAGGCTTCGATATCGACCACCGGCTTTACCAGATACCCGGCCGCCACCTTCACGTCATAGATCGCGCCGTTCTTGTGCCGCGCCTTGATCGGACAGTCCTTCAGCAGCGCCTTGACCTTGCCGTGCTCGATCTGGAAAACCTGCGACAGCCAGTTGAGCGTGACGCCGCGCATGACCATTTCCGACGCCATGTCCGGGGAGCTATCGCTGCCATTCATGCGCCCCTGCGCGTACTGTTCCGCCTTGCCGCGTTCCAGCAGATCGTCCAGCTTTTCGAAGCCTTGGACACTCCGGCGTGCCCGTCGCTGCCGGGGGGAGTTTACGCTGCCATTTTCCACGGTGTCTGTACCCTTTCCAGTCGGACGCGAACAGCATCCGTAATCTCGTCTTGTGTGACCCCCTTGCGATCCAGCGTCCGCAGCACGTCGAAGTCCACCGTGTTCTTTGCCATGATCCGGTGCATGATAACATGGTCTTCCTTCTGGCCGGAACGATGGAGCCGCTTGATGAACTGTTTGTAGAGTTCAAGGCTCCAGTTCAGCCCGTACCACACCGCCTGATTTCCGCCGTGCTGGAAGTTCAGCCCGTGCCCGGCGCTGGCCGGGTGGGTCAGCAGCAGCGGGATACGACCGGCGTTCCAGTCGCGGACATCGTATTTCCCATCCCCGAAAATCCGGGCTTGCGGGAAGCGTTTCTTGATCCTCTCCAGATCGAATTGATACGAATAGGCCAGCAGCACCGGTTGCCCGAACGACTCGGCCATGATGCTGGAGAGAACGTCGAGCTTGGCGTCGTGGACATGCGCCGCCGTCTGGTCATCCTGATAGATCGAGCCGTTGGCCAGTTGCAACAGTTTGTTGACCAATACCCCCGCATTTACCGCCGAGACGTTCAGTTCCTCGATAACCGATGTCCGCTCCATCCGCCGGTAAATCTCCAGCGCCTTGGGGGGCAGAGTGACCGTGTGATCGCGGAAGATCAGCGGCGGCAGTTCCAGATAGTCCTCTTCCCGGAGTGAGTAGAAGATGTCGCTGATCGCGCCCATGATCTCTTTGTGAGACCATTCGAATGGCTCGTATTTCCGGGCGTACATATCGTGCCGGAAGTACCGATCCCGGTAGGCGGTGATCGACGTGCCGAGCCGTGCGCCACGGTCGCAAATGAACATCGGTCCCCACAGGTCGATCAGCCCGTTCGGTGCCGGGGTGCCCGACAGCAGGACGATTTTCTTGAACTTGTAGCGCATCCGGGAGAGCACGCCGAACTCGCTGATCCGCTGGCTGTCCGTCTTTTTCGATCCGCCCTTCAACCGGCTGGCCTCATCGTAAACCAGCATGTCGAAGTCCCATTTCGAGGACCCGATCCACTTCTGGAGCCAAGGCAGGTTTTCCCGGTTGATCATGTAGACATCGGCTTCTGCCCGGAGCCCGGCGATCCGTTCGTCCAGATCGCCCGTGATCACCGAATATTCCAGATGCCGGGAGAACGCCCATGTCGCGATCTCGTCAGGCCATGTGTTCTCGGCCACGTTCAGGGGCGCGACCACCAGTATCTTTTTGACGGTTCCCGCGTCCAGCAGTTCGACCATCGCCTTCAGCGTGGCCCCGGTCTTGCCAAGGCCCATTTCCGCGCCGAGGAAGACCGCGAAATGCGACATGATGACATCGGTCATCCATTTCTGGTATGTCCGAAAGTCGGAGTATCGCAGGATTTTCTTCGGGGGATCGAAGATCAGTTCCAGCGCTTCGATGTCGCACAGCAGTTTCGGTTTCCGCCAATGGCGACCGAGTACACGATCCGCCTCTGCGGGGTTGTCTCGCAGTGCCTTGGGTACGTGTGTCTGTGCCATCAGTTCGTAAGCCCGAGGATTTTGAGCGCCTTGCTCGGTCGATCACAGACATAGACCTCGGCTCCGGCCGCCCGCATCTCCCGGTGGACCTTAGCCTGAAGCGGGTCTGCGTCTTTCCCCCAATCCTTGAACTCGATCCAGACCGTCCGGCCGCCCTTGATGAAGACCCGATCAGGGCCGCCGCGCACGCCTTGGAAGGTGATTTTCTTGACGTACCAACCGTCGTCCTCGGCGCACTCGACTACCGTTTTCTCATATTGGTATTCAACCATGATCAGTCCTTGATAAAGATCGGAGAGGTGAAACCGGCGGAACCGAGCGGGAGACCCGGAGCCCACCGGGGCACCACTTCCATGCACTGCTGAAGAACCTTGAGATCGTCCTGCGACCGCTCGATCAGTGACAGCGAGGCGATCTGGTCGTGGACGTGGAGGCGGATGTCCAGCCCCTGCGCATAGGCAAGCATCATGCCGTGGGCCAGAAGGTCCCGCGCAATCGCTTGGTCGGCGTTTTCCGTCACCTTGCCGGGGTGTGTCGAGATGCGCCGCCACATTTTCTTGTCGTCAAGACCCTCGTAGGTGATGGTCTCTTTCATGTCGCCCCACGGGGCGCGAACCATTTCCAGCCTCGGGCGGCAATAGTGCAGCGCCCGGCCGGACGGCAGCACCATGCGGATGAAAGGCGGCTTCATCTCAAACTTGACGATCCCGCAGGCCGTGGGCTTGCCGGTTCGGATGCACTTTTTCATCGCCCGTTCGATGGCGTACCAGAAGTCCTTGACCTCGGAAAACTCCCGCCGGAAGGTGTCCACCGAGAGCTTGGATTGCTCGACGGTGAAGTCCCGGATACCCATGTCCCACGCATAGCCCAACAGGCCGGTCGCCTCGATCTCGCCGGTCTTTTTGTTGAACCGGGCCTCGCCCGCGCCGAGCATGTAGCCGCAGCCGAGAACGCCCGGCTTCGCGACCGTGCGCTTGGTGCTGTTCCCGAGGACCTTGTATTCGTGCCACAGGTCGTCGTATTTGCCGCCGAACAGGTATGTCGCAAAATCGATATAGGGGTCGCGGTTGAGCTTGAAGACGCGCAGGATTTTCTCGCAGTCGGCCAACCAGCCGAGCACGCGGTTTTCGATGGCGTTCAAGTCCGCGTCCGCGAACTCCATGCCTTCCGGTGCCTGCGCCGCCGGGCGGATGCAGGTCTTCAGCAGGTCGATAGGCTTGTTGTAAAGCTGGAGCAAAGACCATGCGTCCAGTTTCTCCAGATTGCGGACGTGCGCCGCGATCTTTTTCTCCAGCGCCTTCGTGGGCCGGGGAAGGTTCTGCGCCTGATACAGGCGGCCCGCCCAGCGCCATGTGCGACCTGCACCGGCAAACTGGAAGGCATTGCGCAGGACGAAGCCCTTGCCGTCTGCTGACGGCCCACAGGCCCGGCGCAGGGCATAGTATTTCTTCGGGGAGGCGGCGGCCGTTTCCAGCCGCATCTCCAGCACCTCCATGACATCGACCATCTCGCCGCGCTCGACAGGATCGGCGTCGAACTCGCCCGCTTCGAACTGTTCCTTCAGCTTGTCATAGGCTTGCTGGATATGGCCCTTCTGCACGTCATCGAACGGGTAGCCGAACTCTTTGAGCCATGGCAGGATTTGCGCGTTCGATGTCGGATTGTCGAGCTTGGTGATCTCTTTCATCCGCTCGACGCGCTGATAGATCACTTCCTCGTAAACGCTGATCGCATTATCGACCAGCTTCATGTTGATCGGGATACCCGCTTGGTTGATCTTCTGATCGACCACCCACAGGTCCCATTCGTGCTTCGGCAGATCGAAGGCTTTGATCCGGTGATAGATGCCGCGCTCGGCCTCCACGTCCGTCCGATTGTAGAGCTTGAAGCGCTCCCATTTCTCCGGTTCATGGTGGGGCAGCGTGCGCAGCCACGGCTTCGCTTTCGACGGCTTGTGCGGGGAACAGAAGGTTCGGATCAGCGCCTTGCCGTCCTTCATCTTTTGCGCGTCTTCCGGTAGCTCGACCACCAGACCGGCCTTCTCCAGCGAACCGGGGAGCGACAGGGCGAACGCCATGATCATGGGATCGCGCCACTGTTCATGCGGCGTCTCGATGCCGAGCGCGTTGGCCCAAATCGACCATTCGAAGGGTTTGTTCCACGCGAATTTGACCGCGTTGGGATCGCGCAGCATTTCGTCCAGTTCGACGGGCATCTCTTCGCCCTCGGCCGGGAGCCATTGCAGCACGTCGCCGTCATTGACGGCGTAGGCCAGCATCAGCGCTTCAAGCGTCGGATGCCGGGAATATGCGTCGGACCCGATGTCCACGACGCTCTCTTCACAGAATGTTTCGAAGTCGTGGTGGAGCCGGTAGAGCTTGCCGGAAATCTGGATCGCCCGGTTGGTGGCCCGCGCCAGATCGCGGCGGATGTGATCCGGCATACCCTGCACGTCAGCCGCCGTGGCCACGATCTCAAGGTATTTTTCAATCAAGCTCATTGCCGCCCTCATCTAAGAAAGGACCGGGAGAGACCTCGTATCTCCCCCGGCCCTTGGCCCGCCTCGGGTGGTTTTAGATGACGCTATCGTCGTCGTCATCGTCATTGGTGCGGCGCGAAGAACCCATTTCTTCGCCTTCGTCCTCTTCGATTTCCGCGAACTTTTCGTTCGGGTTGATCGGGCCGGAGCCGGAGAACGCATCGCCCTTGCGATTGAACTGGACAGCCTTCAGGCGGGCGTTGATCCGCTTGCCGTGCTCGTTGTCCTGCGCCCACAGGACGACGATCATGTTGACGTAGCAACCGGCGTAGATTTCGCCGGGCTTCGCCGCGATCCATTCGTCCTTGGCGTCCTTGTGCCGGGTGATGAGGACCGGCTGTTCCTGCTCGTTGGCAGAGATATACCACATGCCCTCGTAGCCGTCATAGTCTTCCAGATCGCCGTCGCGAACGCAGATTTTCTCCGGCTTCAGCTTGGGTTGGTTCTTGCCCCACTTCGCCTCCATGACGCGGGCCTTGGCTTCCTTCAGCAGGCGCATGTTGCGCATGGCCGTCTTGTCGCTCTCATCCTTCGGGATCAGACCGTTGGCCTTGTACTGGCCGGGGATTACCTTTCCGGGGTTTTCCTTGTCCGGGCGGTCCTTCGACTTGGTGTAGATGTCAGCAAATGACAGGCGAACGTCCTTCAGCAGAACTTCGCCAATTGGTGCTTCCTTGTCGCTCATTCGTCGTCTCCGTTGTCTTCCTCGGTCAGAAGGTCATCGAACTTCATCCCAAGCGTTTTCTCCGCTGGACGCCCGTCAGTCTCGGGCACCAGAATGATCTTGCCGGGCGGCTGCACGACATGCTCTT